AAACGGTGCAAATGGAACTTCTGTATCTTGTTACGTTTTTTCAGATGGAGCACAATGGCTTCAATTGAATGACCCAACAAGCACAGTTGCGTAATTAATTATGGAGCTCCTTCGGGAGCTCCTAAAAATTAGGAGATATTAAAATATGAAATCAGATGTTAAAGCGGTAAGAGTAACTGGAACAGGATCTGTATTTGCAGGAAGAACTAGATTAAGAGGAATTATTGTAGAAAACACAAATGCTTCGACTGCTCAATCTATTACTTTACAAGATACCGATGGAACTCAATTTATAACAAGTTGTCCTGCAGGTGATATCTTTGCATTTAATATTCCAGAAGATGGAATTTTATTTAAAGGTTTTATGACTGTAAACGCAATTGGTGCTGACGTAGCTGCTACTATATTGTTAGATAAATAGGAGGTTAGATGGCTAACACTACTTCCGGTACATATACTTTTGATAAGAGTTTTTCTATAGATGAAATTATAGAAGAAGCTTATGAAAGAATAGGATTAAACCCTAATGCAGGTTTTGATTTAAAATCTGCTAGAAGATCTTTAAACATTCTTTTTCAAGAGTGGGCTAATAGAGGTTTACATTATTGGGAAGTAGCAAGTAATAACATTACATTAGTTGATGGACAAAATGTTTATACAATGTATCGTTCTACAGCAGATGGAACTTCAGATGCTACTGCAGTTTATGGTGTAGATGATGTATTAGAAGCATCTTACAGAAATAATTCAACTCCATCTAATCCAATTGATACTCCATTAACTAAAATTGACAGATCTGCTTATCAAGCTTTTTCAAATAAATTAGCAACAGGACAACCAACACAATATTTTGTTCAAAGATTTATAGATAGAGTTACTATTACTTTATATACAACACCTGGGTCTTCTCAAGCAGGTAATTTATTAAATTACTATTATGTAAAAAGAATTCAAGATGTTGGTATTTATACAAATGCAACAGATGTTCCATATAGATTTGTTCCTTGTATGTGCGCTGGCCTTGCTTACTATTTAGCGATTAAAAAAGCTCCACAAAGAACTCAAGAATTAAAATTATTATACGAAGATGAATTACAAAGAGCTCTAGCAAATGATGGATCTCCTAGTAGTACGTTTATTAGTCCAAAAACTTATTACCCAAATATTTAATATGGCTACACTATCTAGAGGAAAATACGCACAAGCAATATCAGACCAAAGTGGTCAAGCATTTCCTTATAATGAAATGGTTACTCAATGGGATGGTTTATTTGTTCACTATTCAGAAGTAGATCCTAAACATCCACAGTTAGAACCAAAACCTGTGCAAGCAGATGGACAAGGTTTACCAAAAGCTAGACCTCAAAGAGTAGAACCACCTGTATTAATTTTATTAAATCCAAATCCTTTTCAAACAATTAAATATTCTGGAAATACTTATGTAAATGTTTATTCACCAAATCATGGTAGATCATCCGGAGATGTAGTTAGATTTAGAGGACCAACAAGTCCAACTGGATTTTATAATGTTCCAACTTTTGATGGAGTATCAGATATATCAAATGCATCTGGTTTTACAATTACGGTTGGCAAAATAGATTCTAGTGGTAATGTATCAGGAACAAGTAATTATTTTTATTTTCAAAGCTCTGATACAGCTTCAAATGGAAATATAAATGGAGGGAGAAGTGGTTGCTCGGCTGGTCCGGTTAACCTACAAGCATAATGACATACGCAGAATTAGTAACAAAGATTAGAGATTATTGTGAGGTAGATTCAAATGTATTTACTTCAACTATCGTTAATGGTTTTATTTCAGATGCTGAATTTAAAATTCTAAGAGAAATAGATTCAGATAATAATAGACAATATGCACAGGCAGATATTGTTGCAGGTCAAAGATATGTAAATACACCATTAATTAATGATGAAACATTAATCATTAGATCTTGCCAAATCACTAACTCTACTGGTGGTGCAAATAACTCAAGTAGGCAGTTTTTAGAGTATAGAGACACCAGTTTTATATCAGAATATAATCCAACAGGAGTACAAGGAGTACCTAAATACTACAGCTATTGGGATGAAAATACTATTGTGATAGCACCAACACCAGATCAAAATTATAACATGCAGATAAATTATATCTTGAAACCAGCTGGATTATCGGCTAGTAATACACAAACGTACTTAAGTAAGGAATTTCCCAACGGACTTTTGTATGCATGCTTAATCGAAGCTTATGGATTTTTAAAAGGTCCGGCGGACATGATTCAGCATTATGAGAAAAGATATGCAGAAGCTGCAAAAGGATTCTCAATTGAACAAATGGGAAGACGAAGAAGAGATGAATATCAAGATGGTTCACCTCGACTTCGACAAACATAATAAGGAGTAATACAAATGGCTATAACACAAGCAGTTGCAAATAGTTTTAAAAAAGAGTTGCTAGAAGGTGAACACAAATTTCAAGTTGGTGCTTCTGGTGATACTTTTAAACTTGCTTTGTATACCTCCGCTGCAACATTAAATTCATCAACTACAGTTTATCCAGGAGATAGTACAGGAAATCAAGTTCCTGATTCTGGTCAATATACTCAAGGTGGTGGAACATTAGTAAAACCAAATCCAAGTACTTCAGTTGCATCAGGTGTTGCAATTGTAACATTCTCTGATTTGTCTTTTACTGGTGTAACATTGACAGCTAGAGGTGCTCTAATCTATAATACTTCATCGTCTAACAAGGCAGTTGCAGTATTAAATTTTGGTGCAGACAAAACAGCAACTTCAGGAACTTTTACAATCCAGTTCCCAGCATTTACAACTTCAGCAGCAATTCTAAGAATTGGTAACGCATAATAGGGAGGTAGCTTCCTATGGCCAATACTTGGGGCTCGCTTAAGTGGGGTGAAGGTAATTTTGGAGATCAACCGAATGTAACAGAACAAGTTACAGGCGTACAAAATAATATTGCTCTAAATTCAGTTGATTCATATCCTAATCAAGGTTGGGGTTCAGATTTCTGGGGATCAGAAAACTGGGGTGAAAGTGCTTTAGATGTTACTCTTACAGGTCAACAACAAAATATAACTGTCGCACATGGTGATGTAGGATTTGGACAATTAGCTTGGTCCGCGTACAACACACGCTGGGGCGGTGAATCAAGCGTTAACATTGCAATCAATCAAGAGATAAATGTTTCAGGTCAACAACTAAATATTTCTCAAGCTTCTCTTGTTATAGACATAGCAGTAGAGGTATTTCCATCTGGTTTAGGATTAACTACAAATTTAGGATCACTTGATCCAGCTCCTGATGCAGAAGTAACTGGTCAACAATTAAATACATCTATTGGAGATGTTTTAGCTTATAACCGACAAGGTTGGGGAAGATATTATTGGGGTGAAGAAGAATGGGGTGCCTCTGGATTATGGGATTTCGTACAATTAACAAATACAAATTTAGGTTTAGGTGTAACTTCAGGTATTCAAGAAACTTGGGGTCAAGATGAATGGGGAGCTTCTACTACAGAATGGGGTGGAAACTCAGTTACAGATGTAGATATTAAAACATATGCAGCTGTATCAGGAATAGAATTATCATTAGCCGAAGGTGTAGTAGATCCTAGTCCAGATGCTACAGTTACAGGTATCGGAATGACTGTAGGACTAGGTTTAGGAACAGTTACTGCAAATGCAAATACAGGAGTTTTAACAGGTCAACAGTTAAATATAGCTCAAGGAACAGCAGAATTAGAAGCAGTAACTTTTGCAAATGTTACTGGACAACAGTTAAATTCTAGTGTAGGAACAGCTGTAGCAGGTGCTTCGGCAGAAATATTCCCTACAGGAATAGGCTTGACACTTTCTGTTAATAGCATTAATGTACAATCTTGGCAGATTGTAAATACCGGATCTAGTGTTACTTGGAATATTATTGACACAGCCGCTTAAATTTTATAAAAACAAAACAAGAGGATAAAAATTATGGCATCAAGTTACTCACAAGACCTAAAACTAGAATTAATGGTCACTGGTGAAAAAGCCGGTTTATGGGGCGACATCACTAATACAAATTTAAATATTTTACAACAAGCAATTGCTGGTTACACAACTCTTTCAGTAAACTCTACAACAACTGGTACTTTAACTTTTTCTAATGGTGTTCAATCAAATGGAAAAAATATGGTTATTGACATTACTGGAACTCCATCAGGAGCTTGCACTGTTACAATGCCAGACAGTGTTGAAAAATATTATGTAATTAAAAATAGCACAGGTGGAACTGAAACAGTAACTGTAAAAACTTCTTCAGGAACTGGAGTATCTTTTGCAACTAATGAAAAAACAACTAAGATTGTTTATTCAGATGGAACTAATATTGTTAACTCTAATATTGGTGCATTAGTAAATGACTATTCACCACAATTAGCAGCAGCATTAGACACTAATGGTCAAGCCATTCAATTTGATACTGCTACTGGTATTCAAGACGATTCAGGAAATGAGCAAATTACTTTTTCTAAGACTGCATCAGCAGTTAATGAATTTACTGTAGCTAACGCTGCAACAGGTAATGCTCCAAACTTATCAGCAACAGGTACAGACACTAATGTTGATTTAAATTTAACACCAAAAGGAATTGGAAGAGTAACATTAAATGGTAATGGTAAGATTCAAGGAGTTGCAGAAAAAGTAACTGTAACAGGTTCTTTTGATTCAGACATTAACGTAGATACAAATACACAAGGTGTAATTTTATACACTGCAGCAGCTACTGCAAACTTTACTATTAATCTAAGAGGAGATGGTTCTAATTCATTAGACGCTTCTATGGATAATGGTGAATCAGTTACAGTTGCGGTTGTTACAAAACAAAATGCAACAGCGTACTATAATACAACAGTTCAAGTAGATGGTTCAACGGTAACTCCAGTATGGCAAGGCGGAAGCGCACCAACTGGTGGTAATGTAACATCAAACGACGTTTACACATTCACAGCTATTAAAACAGCTTCTTCTACTTTCACAGTGTTAGCAGCGCAAACGCAGTTTGCATAATAGGAGGATATTAGAAAGATGCCGATCATAGGTTCATTCGGAGCAGGATCAGGAAGAGGTTTTGGTCAAACAGGATTTTTAGGCCCAGCTCCCATTGGTTTATATGCAGGTGGTGATAATCCTTCTCAAATAAACGTAATTAATAGAATTGAGTTATCGACAGCAGGTAATGCTACAGACTTTGGAGATTTGACTCAACCAGTTACATCTCTTAGCTCTGGACAAGTAGGAAACACTACAAGAGCCATTGTTCAAGCTGCAGGAGAACTTACTTCTCCAGCTGCACCTTATAACAATACAATTGAATATAACACATATGCTACAGCAGGTAATTCTACTGATTTTGGTGATTTAACTGTTGCAAGAAACAACACCTCAGGTGTTTCAAGTTCTACAAGAGGAGTTTTTGCAGGCGGAGGTGTACCAGGCCCAGCAAATGAAACTAATGTAATAGATTACATTACAATAGCTAGTACTGGAAATGCAATAGATTTTGGGGATACTTTAGATGCGAGAAATTTAAGAACAGGTGTTTCAAATTCAACAAGAGGAGTTTTTGGAGGGGCGTTCCAGTCTCCTGGATCTTTTTACAATAATATTGAATACATAACCATCGCATCAGCAGGTAACTCTATTGATTTTGGTGATACTCTTGCAACAGTTAGAGGTATGGGAGGTGGAGGAAGTTCTACAAGAGGTATTTTTGGTGGAGGTCAATTAGGTGGTTCTCCTTATCCATCTCAGAATGTTATTCAATATATAACCATTGCATCAACAGGTAACACTACTGATTTTGGAGATTTAACTTCTTTGAGAAGTTTTTTAGCAGGTATGTCAACTAAAACGACTGTTGTATTTGCTGGAGGTTCTACTCCTGGTGGAGTAGTAAATACAATGGATTTTGTAACTACAGCGACAACAGGTAACGCTACTGATTTTGGCGATTTAACAGCCAGTGCTCGTGCTGGCCAAGCAACAAGTAGTCAACACGGTGGCTTGCAATAATTATTAAAATTTGATATAAATTTTTTGTGAATAGAAAGAAAAATAAATCTAAAGATTTAACCATAACTGAGATATCAAAGTTACCTAGTTTAACAAAACAATATCAAGGTATGTTAAAAAATATTAATTCATCATTACCTGCAATTAAAAAAACTTCATCTAACTTTTATAAATCTCATTCTCAATTTATGGGAGTGATGTTAGATGTTACTGCAATTACACCCGTAAGATCATTAAAACATACTTTAGCTGAAATAGAGCGAACTAGATTAGCACTAGAAGAAGCTCATCTTAGAATGGCAGAGAATGACATAATGATTAGAAAAAGAGAAAAACAATTAGAAAACCCTGACCTTGATTCATTAGAAAGAGAACATATAGAACATAAACTTTTAAAACTAAAGGTCAATGGTGCTAACGCTATGAATGGTGTTCAGGGTGCAATTAGAAAAATGTCTTTTTTTACTACTCAATATAAATCTATTTTAAAAAAATTAGGTAAAGAAGACATTACTGAAGAAGAATATGAAAAAGAAGAAATCAAATATCATATTATGACTTGTATGAAACAAGCACTCAATTCTGCAAGAGCAAGAGGGGGACAGATAGATGAGGGTAATTTAATTTACTTATTTGATATGGGTATTAACTCCGCTGTTGCCCAAAAAGAGGTATATGAATATCTTAAAAAAGAAAATGATATGATTGTTAATGGAGAAAATCCTACCCACGAAATGACTATGCAATGGTTAGAGCATTGTGTAGAAATCTTTAAAAATGACTCTAAAAAATTTGCAGATAGACGTGGATTCCAGTTAATGGATCAAAAATCATTGGCTACAGTAAATAAAGATAAGAAAAAACAAGACTAACTGTATTGAAATAATTTTGGTATTTACAAGGGTTATGTTATAATATATAATTATAAATTCTAAGGAGATCTATGGCATATAAAGCAGTAAAATATAAATTAAATAGTAATGGTACTATCCCTTCCTTTTTATATAAAGGAAATGATGGATCTAATGGTAACTGGCCTAATAAAATTGCAGGAGTTCCTGGCCCACAAGATATGTGGTTAGTTGGTATAGCTGACAATGGTGCAACAATTCCAGCAGGTCAAGCTGAAGAAATTGCATCACAAGCAGATTTAGTAACTTACCTAAACACTTACACAACTGATTGGAAACAACCTGATCCAAATAATCCTGATTTAATAAATTCAAAAGTTCCATTTGATCAAAGTGCACACGCTACAGCTTTTTGGACAAAGTTAGACGCATTAAACGTATAAGAATTTAGAAAAATCAATTAAATCGGCCGTTGCTAAAAATAACTCATACGGTGGATTATAATAGTTGACTAAAATATAACATTTGTTATAACAACCTTCTAAATGATTAAGAAAGAACTATTACAGTTATTTGCAACACCTTTATTAATTACAAAATACGAAGGTGATATTAGTAAAGAATTAAAGTTTATTGAAAAACTTAAATACCATTCTAATGGTAGTAATGGTAATTTTAGATCAACTGATTCTTATTTATTTAAAAAGAAACCATTAAAAAAAATAAAAGATTTTTGTAAAGCGTCTGTAGATATTTTTGTAAAAGAAGTTTTGCAATCAACAGATAATTTAATAATTACACAATCGTGGGCTAATAAAAATCCAAAAGGATCAATTCATCACGAACATTTACATCCAAACTCTATTATATCAGGAGTTATTTATTTTAGACTTGATAAACACTTACCTCCTATTAAATTTTCGAAAACACATATGAGTATGTTAAAATTAAATTATGACAAATATAACTTATTAAACAGTGAGACATTTTATTTACCTGCAGTTGCGGGTGAATTAATATTATTTCCGTCTTATTTAAAACACTCTGTTCCTATTAATACAGCTGATGATGTAAGAGTTAGTATGTCATTTAATACATTTTCAGATAAAATAGGTTTAGAAAAAGAATTATGCGAACTTAATTTTAAAAAAATTTATGAAAATTAATAATTATATATACACAACTAATGCAGTGCCTAAAAAAATTTGTAAAGAATTAATTAAACAAATAAATAAAAAAGAATGGCAAAAGCATAAATGGTATAATAGTCAAAATAATACTTATCATTCTGAAGAAAAAAAAGAATTAGATGTTCAAGCTACCTCTCAAGAGATGCAAAATGTAATAACACCTTTTTTGGTAAAAGCTTATCACGAATATAATGAAAAATTTAGTAATCCAAATTTTACTAAATTAGCTAATTTAGCTACTAAATTTTCACCCATACGATTTAATAGATATAAAAAAGGTATGATGATGCGAATGCACTATGACCACATACATTCTTTATTTGATGGTATACATAAAGGAATTCCAGTGTTATCTTTTATTGGAATCTTAAATGAAGATTATACAGGTGGTGAATTAATTATAAATAATCAAAAAATAAACTCTAAAACAGGCGACATTATTATATTTCCAAGTTGTTTTTTATATCCTCACGAAATAAAAGAAGTTAAAAAAGGTACCCGTTATTCATTTGTAAGTTGGGGATTTTAATAAACAAACTATAGCATCACAAGTTAAAAAATGTGATAGACAAGAAATATGAGTAAAACCAAAAAATCTAAGTATAAAAAGATATTTTTTTTATTAGGATTACCAAGATCGGGTAATACGTTATTTGGTTCACTTATGAATCAAAATCCAGACATCGCAGTAACTGCTAATTCTATTACATTAGAAATAATGAAAAATGTATTTTTACTTAAACAAGGATATATCTTTTATAATTATCCCGATCATAAATCGATAGATAATGTGCTATCTTCTGTATATCAAAATTATTATAAAGATTGGAATTATAAATATATTATAGACAGAGGGCCTGTTATGACACCTGCTAATTTAATGTTGCTTCAAAAACATTTAGGCCAACCTATTAAATGCATTGTAATTTGGAGAGATTTAATGGATGTGTTAGCATCATACATTAAATGGTTTGAAAACGAACCCTCCGCCTTTCCTAATAAATATGGCAAAAAAAACATAGAAGAAAAACTTTGGATGTTAATGGATAAAGATGGAGCTATTGTTAAAGATTTAATTGCCATACAAAATGCATTAAAACCTGAACATAAACATATGTGTCATTTTCTAAAGTATGATGAACTAGTGACAGATACAAAAAATCAAATAAATAAAATATATGACTTTTTAGAAATACCTAGGTTTAAACATACTTTGCAAAACCTAAAGCAATTTAAAGTAAATGGTATGAGTTATGATGATACCATCGTTGGAAATAATATGCATACTATTAAAACAAAAATTATAAAAGAAAAGAACCCATATAAAAAATTAATACCAAAAAGTATTATACGTGCATATGGTCATATCACATTATGAATATATTAATATTTGGATTACCTGGATCAGGAAAAAGTACATTTGCTAAGAAATTAATAGGTGACAAAAAAATTTCTTATTTCAATGCAGATGAAGTTAGAAAAATGTTTAATGATTGGGATTTTACTGAAGCAGGTAGAATTAGACAAGCACAAAGAATGATAGGATTAACTGCGTATGCACAAGGACATTGTGTAGTAGATTTTGTTTGTCCTTACGATGTTTGGCGAGATGATTATGATATTAAGATTTGGATGAATACAATTAAAGAAGGAAGATTTGAAGATACAAATAAGATGTTTGAAAAACCAACTAAAGTTGATTACGAAATTAAAGACTATAATTACGAAGGTGTCATAAATGAAATCAAGAATAGATTACAATAAACCAACTGCGATGATGTTAGGAAGATGGCAACCTTGGCACAAAGGTCATCAAGAACTATTTAAAAAAACATTAGAGAAAACAGGTCAAGTCATTATTATGATTAGAAGTATGCCTAACTCAAAAGATAATCCATTTGATGTTGAACAAGTTGAAAAGAACATAACTGAAGCATTAGCTAGTTATCACGGTATGTATGAAATAATGGTTGTACCTAACATAACTAACATTTGTTATGGTAGAGGAGTTGGCTATAAAATAGAAGAAATAGAACTTCCAAAAGAAATACAGGAAATATCAGCAACTAAAATAAGAAAAACATTGTTTGATATCTAAGCTAGAATGGACTATATTTTTGGCAAAAAATTAGATATAAAGGGTATCTATGTTACAAAAGATACAATTCAAGCCAGGATTTAATAAACAAGCCACAGCAACAGGGGCCGAAGGTCAATGGGTAGATGGCGATAATGTTAGGTTTAGATACGGTCAGCCAGAGAAAATAGGAGGTTGGGAACAACTCGTAGATAGTACTCTTGCTGGTCCTGTTAGAGCTCAACATACTTGGACAGATTTACAGGGAAGAAAATATGCAGCTTTAGGAACAGCTAAAGTTTTAGTTATTTATTACGAAGGTGGATTTTATGACGTTACACCTATCAATGCAGATCAAACAGGATGTACTTTTGATTCAACAACAGGTTCAGCGACAGTTACAGTTAACTTAACTTCTCACGGATTATCGGCAGGAGATTATTTTAAATTTAAAACAGTTACCTTACCAGGTGGAGGAGTAACTGGATATACTACAGCAGATTTTACAACAAATGTATTTGAAGTTATATCTACACCAACTGGAAGTACCTTTACAATTACTATGCCATCAAATGAAAGTGGCACAGGTATGTCTGCTCAAGGTTCAGCAACTTTAAATTCATACATTACAATAGGTCCAGTATTTCAAACACCAGCATATGGTTGGGGTACAGATGTTTGGGCGGCAACAGGACAAGGTTGGGGCGAGGCCTCTTCTACAACAAACGTAACACTAGACCCTGGTTCATGGTCCTTAGATAACTATGGCCAGCTACTTGTTGCAACGGTTAGAAATGGTGCAACATATACTTGGAACCCAGCTGCAGTTAGTGCTTTAGAAACAAGAGCAGCTGTTGTATCAGGTGCACCTACAACTTCATTAATGAGTCTAGTATCAGATAGAGATAGACATTTATTTTTAATGGGAACAGAGACAACTATAGGAACACCTTCTACTCAAAATAAAATGTTTGTTAGATTTTCTAATCAAGAAGATATTAATACTTGGGCGCCAACAGCAACGAATACAGCTGGTACATTCTTACTCGACCAAGGAAATGAAATCATTACAGCCGTTCAAGGTAAGGATTATGTCCTAGTACTCACGGATCAAGCAGCCTATGCAATTCAATTCGTAGGACCTCCTTTTACTTTCTCATTAAGACAAGTAGGAAGTAACTGTGGATGTTTAGGTCAACACGCAGCTGTCTTTGCACAAGGTGCTGTCTTCTGGATGGGATTTGGTGGAGGTTTCTTTATGTATGATGGTACGGTTAAACAATTACCATCTTTAGTAGAAGATTATGTATTTTCAACTCAAGGAAACAATTTAGGGATTAATTATGATGCTAACCAAATTGTATATGGATATCATAACTCACTTTATAATGAAGTAGGTTGGTTCTATGCACAATCGGGATCACAACAAATTAATGCAAGTGTTGTGTTTAACTTTTTAGAAAATACCTGGACAACAGGTACTTTATCTAGAACAGCTTATTCAGATAACCATACTTATGGTTATCCTTCTGCCTCTCAATTTAATAAGACAGGAACACCTTCTTTTCCAATTATCAATGGAGCTACAAATACTTTTGGTTCTTCTAAATATTGGGAACACGAAACAGGAGTTAACGAGGTAGATGCAAATGGAAATGCTTCAGCAATAACTTCTTACATTCAATCTGGAGATTATGATTTAGATGCTAATCAAGGTTTACCGGGTGATGGTGAGAATATTATGAGAGTATCTAGATTTATACCAGACTTTAAGAACTTATCTGGTAATGCAAAGATTACTATGTTCTTTAGAAACTACCCTGGTGATGCAGAGCAATCTGATCCAAATGGTCCACTAATAACAGGTCCATTTACTTGCAACACCACTACTACGTATGTTAGTACTAGGGTCAGAGGAAGACAAGTTAGTTTAAAAATAGAAAATGATGCAGTTGATCAATCTTGGAGATATGGAACTCTTCGACTTGACATTCATGCAGGAGGAAGAAGATAATGGCAAAGATTACTGCTGTCATACCAGAACCTACTCCTGAATATACTCAATCAAACCAAAGACAATTAAGAGAAGGTTTAGATACATTAAAGAATGAATTAAACTTTGGTTATCAAGAAGATTTAAAACAAGAACTACAAAGATTCACGTGGTTCAATA